GTTCATACAAGCATTAAACCTGCTGATTACCTTCCCATCTCCTTATTTAAATTCAATGAGCTTCGGCATTTTATCTTCGGGAATATCCTGTCTGAGCTTGATGATAACCATTCCATTTTCAAACGATGCTTCTGTGACTTCGATATTCTCTGCAAGATCAAATGTCTTTGTGAAAGCTCTGCTTGCTATGCCTTTATGTAGAATGTTTTCGTTGCCCTCCTTTTCAGAGTTGTTTCCACTTATGGTTAATCTTTGTTCTTCCTGAACCACTTTAACTTCTTCCTTTGTAAAGCCAGCCAAAGCTAATTCAATCTTGAACTCCGTATCCGATTCCTTAATCAGGTTATGAGGTGGATAATTTTGATTATCGTTCTCAGGCATATCCATTATCCTTCTGAACAACCTGTCATAACCTATAGCCCTTCTCTCAAAATTTAATAGAGAGGGTGTGTTAAGAAACTTCCAATCACCTTCTAGTCTTACATTCATAGCGTTCTCCTTATTAAGCAAGAGGTTATGGAACCTACCATTAGCATTCCATATATATATTATACTACACTTTTAACCATATAACAAGTCTTTTTTTAAACTCCGCAGGTTCCACCTGATCCGGTGATCTCACAGATATCATGAGGTTGTACATTATCCTCAAATTCTTCACCTAATTTTTCAATAGCTTCACTATAAGGAACCTTGGTTAAAGGCTGTCCTCCTCTACATCCATCAGGATAACAGGTAAATCCTCTTAATCTGTGAGCATACTTAGCCAAGGTCTGGGCAAAGTCCTCCACCTTACCTTCGTTGTTGTCCTCAGTTCCCCAGGCTGGTAGGTTAATGGTGCTGGAGATAGACATATCTACATACTCTTGGACATTAGCTTGGAAGTTTAATCTTCTTTCATAGTTAGTAACCAGATCAAGGGCAGACTCGATACTCTCAGGCTTTACACTATAAAGCTCGATCATCTCTTGAGCAGCACTATCAACTACATACTGGTAATGCCATCTCTTGTTCTTCAGATACCTTCTCTTATAAGCAACAGCAAAGATAGGTTCTACTCCGGTAGATGTACCGCCCAGTATACCTATTGTACCAGTGGGAGCGACTGCCCTGACAGCAACAGGAACAGAGATGTTAAGTGTATTAGCAAAAGATCTGGCGACCTTATCTGATTCAGCTTCATATACCTTAAACCATCTGTGCAGTTCCGGTGTCGTTTCATACTTGTGTCCACGTTGTATCAACCACTCATGAAGCCCCATCAAGCCAAGTCCTAAACGTCTATTTGAACTTCTAACTTCATACACTTTCTCGTAGGGGAGTGCTGCTCTGAGGGTGCCGCACAATAGAAACTTTGTGGAAAGTTGAACAACCTCTTGCAACTGATTAAGGTCGTCAATACGAGCAAAATTAAGGCTCCCCAGATTGCATACGTCACTATCGTCTTCACTAGTAACCTCCGTACATGCATTTCTGAGGGTTTCATTTTCCTTCTCGAAGAAGTTAAACGAGAACCCCGGTTCACCTGTTCTAAGAGCTTGATGTACATTAGTCCTAAAGACATGTCCCAGATCTCCTTTCTCCCAATAGTTTAACAACCATTCGGTATCATAGTTCACACTGATGTTGGTCATATCCAGAGGTGCAGGGAAGTTAAAGTCATCCTGTTTAATATCAAACAAAGTCTTACCTGTAGTTCCTACTGGCATATCAAACCAGTTCTTGGCAGTCAGAAACTTATCTATGTCATCGTGCTTCCAATTCAGGGATGCATAGATAGCAGACCTGCGGCTACCTCCCTGCATAACCTTCTGACCTATCGAATTAATCATTTGCATCTTAGGTATAGGCCCACTGGATATACCGCCAGTACCCTTCAAGGTTTGTCCCTCTGGTCTGTAAGTCGAATAGTCTACACCAATACCACCGCCTGTCATGAGACAGGACTCAGACTTCCAAGAGAGGTTGGCCCAATCTTCTCTGGTATCTTCCTCTGCTTTAAGAAGATAACAATTATTAAAGAACTTCTTTTCTCTGCCAGCATAATAAAGATACCTGCCGCCTGGAAGAAATCGAAGGTTGGATATATGATCTATCAACGCTTCCTTCTCGTCTTTACTTAGATTATCTTGACATACATCCTCGACTAGTGTGCAAGCCAACTCATGAAAAGTTTCGGCTCCTTCATGAGAATACTTGGTATAAAATATATCTTCACTGAACTTGGATCGGAATTGTGGATTACGGTTTGATTTGAACATGCTTACCCCTTTCTATTAAATCATTAAATAGATCTGCTTGTTGCCCCTCTTCTGGATATTCTAATGCCAATAACATTTCAGCATAGTGAATTACTTTCTTTATATCTTCCTTCCCTTCTCCTTTCTTGTTATGTCTGGTAACATACTTTACAATGTTTGATTCGCATGTAGTTAATTTATTTAATTGGCAATAGACTGTAGGTTGTATAACACAGTCTTTATAATGATCTCCACCTACTTGTTTATCTAAAGGACTAGAGTAAAGATTGGAATTTTCTTCTGACATTTTTAGTATCTCCAGATTTAATAGTTTCATATGCAAATATTCTTATCTTAACAGGATCAACTTTAGCATACAAGCATACAGTTTCAAAATCTTCACACGTTACACCAACAGAAGAAAAAAACCAAGCGTTAGCTTGATCTCTTTGTATTTTTATTTCACTAGCTTCCCCTTCAACTTCAGGCTTACATAAATCTAGAATAGCTTGTAAGATAACAGAAAGATATAGAGCTTGATAAGAATCTTTGTTTGTTAAATCATATAAGGATTCAACTGAGACATCAGAGGAAAGGGTCATGATATTCTTCTACTGGTCTATAAAATTTACCTCCTATATAATTATTATAATAAGCAGGTTCATCTGTTCCCTCCAGTGTAGCTGTCAGGACATGAAGTTTCATTTGATAATAGCATTCATAATATCTTAGACTTCTCTTGTTTTTAAACTCTCCGATGATTTCAAATTGAAAGTTTTTCTTTCCTATCTTTTTAATATCTTCAAGCAATTGTTTAGAAGATCCCATATAGAATTTCCAATTTGATTCTGATTTCTTTTTCTTCTTTCTATAATTAAAATATTGTTTACATCCAATATAAGATTTTTTAGTTTTTAAATTAGTTATAATATAAACAAATCCAAACTGAGTAAGGTCTGGTTTTCTATCAGATACCCAATGCATTACTTATGATAAAGCTATCTCAGGAACATCAGGTTCTTTACCTACTTGAACCATAAATCTTTTTCCATTTGCATATTGAAATACTCTTATGCCTTGACCTTGATTAGCATCTGCCCAGCATTCTTTCTTATGTCCACAATAGATGCAGCCAACTGAAAGTTTAAGGTTACCAGACTTGCCATCAGGAACTCCAGGATAACATCTTTCAGGAATATCAGGACTATCCACCATCTTTTTAAGATATTTAATTCTGGTTTTAGCATTGATCATTTCCATTGGATGCAGAGATGTCAAACAAATCTCTCCGGTAGACTTATCAATGGCAAGGAATGCAGCCTCATCTATACCGTTAGCCTCTGCATAGGCAGATATCTGTGAGATGTAACCGAAAGGATCGTCTGTTATAAGAGTATTATTTTTAAATTTCTGAAAGCTTCGGCCTGAAGCACTCTTACAGTCAACCAGAACTCCATCTATTACAGCGTCTTGATGTCCCTTAACTCCCTCTACTTCGACTTCTTTTTGTTGCTGCTCGACTGTATGTCCTGCAATCGAAGAGCATAGTAACAATAACTCTTCAAGGATATAACCGTATAAGAATTTAATTCGGGTACTGGGACTAAAGGTTTCACCTTTGTTAGTACTGTTAACATTATACCAGAGTTGTCTGTCCGGTTTCCCTATAGCTGACAATCTCAGGTGTCCGTTGGTTGCAGGTTTTTCATAAAGAAATTCTTTGATATGAACTTTAAGCATATCTCCAAAAATATCAATATACTTATCTACTTCTTCCTCACTCATCTTGAGTGGACTAGGAGAAAATAAATTATATATATCTTGTACTAGTGTATCAATTTTTTTCATATAAAAAAGTGAGGGTGATTAGTGGATAACTCATTCTGCCGAGGTTGAGCTTCCAGCATTTAGCTTTTACTAACCACCCTCCAAGTCTCCTTTAGGGGTTAAGAAGCAAAGGGAATTTCTTCAGCTTCATTTACATATCCTCCAGGCACAACATCAAAGGTTGTATCTTCAGGAATGTATTCGATTAAGTCTACTACCTGAACTTTATTTAACCATCCTTTAGTAGCTTCCTCTCCAGTTTGCCTACTCATGTACTTAGATGGTCGATAACTAACATTGACTTTGGAACCATTACCAATAAGTTTATCTCTGGAAAATGGATTACGATCAGCATCAACAACTTCCACTAATCGAGGTGCGCCGTTGAAATCAGTTGTGGACTGAGTTAGTTTAACATAATGACCTGGAATTTTGTCATGACCATTACGAACATTCAGACCTTCAGCCTCTGCCAACTTCTTATTCTTGGCATCGAGATTTGCAAC